ACAATGGCCAGCTCTTTTTCGTAATCAATTACGTCGAGTTCCTTATAAAAGGCAATGGCGCGCGCATTGGCGCGAATATTATGTGGTTGAAAAGCCGATAAATAAAGCCCCTCCAAACTCTTTATTCTCGATAACGCCACATAGGTTTGTCCACATTCGAAAATGGATTGTCCAATGTCCATATCTGCCGCATCCAACGTCGCCCCTTGGATCTTGTGAATGGTCATTGCCCACGCAAGAACCAAGGGAATTTGACCCACTGCTAAGCACGGATATTCTTCGCTTTGTCTGAATATAGGCTCCATAACACGTGTCATTCCGTTTGTGTATTTTACAATGGGTTTTGGCTGAATTCCTTCGACTTCTTGACTAAAACCGGTCACAATTCCCTGCGATCCATTGCATAATCCTCGCTCTAAATCAATATTTGACGTACACATTACTACACAACCCTTCTTTAAACACAACTCTTCTGTGAAATTAGACGTATTGACCAAACTGTTCAATTGATATTGTTTTTCTTGTTCGCTCATATCTTCGCATTTTACCATGTCTTCCACGCTGAGTGGTTTGTTGGATTCCAGATTCGTCGTGCATTTGCTTTGGCGAATGCAACTAAATACATGTTCTAAAGACGCTAATTTACTATATTCCGATGCATTATGATTATCGGTTTTCCACTTTAAAGGATACAATTTACTAATGGTCGATTGTTCATCACTCGGGCGCACATATTCTTGTAAAACACGGGCGTTTTCCTCGCTAATAGTTCCTTTGCGTATTTCGAGTAAAATCGATTGATAAACGGGATCCTTTTGTCTAAACATGGTCCGTAGTTCAATGTTGTTTTTATAGGGAAATACTTTTTCCCACGAGGTCGACTCAAAACAGAATTTATGGGTGTCTTTTTCATCGGCATTGGGCACAGGTGGCAATTGTAGGAAATCGCCCGTGAAAACCACTTGCAAACCTCCGAATGGATTGGGACTCAAACGGGCTGTTTTGGCGATTTCGTTTACCAATTCGAAGACTTTTTTGGACATCATGCTCACTTCATCTACAATGAGGACTTGGATGGTTTTGTAGTTTTTGCGGTTGGATTTTTTTCGCAAGACACTGTCTATGATTTTCTGCTTGTCTCCGCGGGCCAATTTGATACCGGTATAGGAATTGAATGTGCGTGCGTGACAAGAAGGCGGCAGCAAAGACGTGGCGCATCCGGTCATGGCAGTGACTTGCACATTTTTTCCGATTTTATTGCAATAAGAAACCAAATGTTCGATGAGTTTTGTTTTTCCTGTTCCACCCGGGCCTGTTACAAAGAGGTTTTCACCGTATTTGAATTTCTCAAAAGCATATTCTTGTTCAACAGATAATTTTATTGCGTTCATTATATATGTATGGTATTACAATACATATACAATTATTCAATTTTATTCATGAGTCAACTCCAAACAAAAGGAAAAATCCATGTTATTTAAATTCATAATTAGCCCTTGTTCGTTGACCAATTGCACGTTCATGCGTTGTAAATTGATAGGACCAGTATAGACACGAGTATCGGATATAATTGCACCTTCGTCTGCAAAATAAATGGATCCAAATTTATTTACATTAGTGTCATATGACTCTTGGTCAATGGTAATTTTGGCTAAAATCTGGGACTTGCTCACTTGTGAATCTTGTAGCATGGTGACAAAAGACGAAGGATTTCCATTGGAAAATTCGTCAATGACTAAATATAAATAACGAGGTGTGCTTACGTTGCAAAAGGCTTCACTTGTAAATGTTCCGCTTCCCGGTAAATCATAACTACTCTCTCTAAATCCCAGCAAATATCCCAATTTAAATTTTATGTCCTTTGTATCAACTACACAATCTTGTGTTACATTAAATACTATTTTAAGATCATCACTCAGATCACTGTTCGAAAAAGTTACCTTTCTAGAAGTAGCATCATACGATAGTGTTACGGCATTTCCATCAACCAACGCGGACTGTGCATCCGGGTTATTACTAAGAACGGATTGAGTTGTACTATTTATTACATCTATTAAACCTGCTATAGTATAATTATTATCTGGTATTTTTACCATGCACATACTGTTATTCTCTTTAATAACAATTCCAAATACGTTATTATTCAATGCAGAAGAAATATTGTAATAGGTAATAGGAATTTCCGCTGATGTTAATTTCATTGATTTCACGCGATCTACACGATCAGGCATTACCATATTATAATTGGCACCTTTTCCCACTTGTTTTCCATGGCGCGTATCCATATTTAAATATTTACCCTTTGACGGTAACATAACATTGGTCATGACCATGTGGCTACCATATTGATTCACTTCGGGTTGATGAAAAAATTTGTCGTTTCCAATATATTCGCTCATATAAATTAAACCCATATAAGAAAATTGAAATAATACCCAAATAATAATATAAGCAATAAAAAACAATGTCCGAAAATTATTGCAAATATTGCCATCGCTATTTTCGCTTCAAAGATCTATATGAGCAACACAATATTACATGCGAATTCTTTCACAAAAAAGCGCGCGAAAGGGACCGAGAAAATGACCTACTCGAAACACTACCTTCTCCTCAAGACCAATTTCATTTGATTCAACACCTTATGGTTCAAGTTACACGCCTCAAAAAACAAGTCGAACGTTTGCAACAAAACAATATTGTGAAAAAAAAGAAAATGATATCGGAATATTTGAATAGTGAAGGCTTTACTAAACCTAATATTTGTTTTGAGGAATGGATTAAGAATTTACCCACATCCTTCGACAACCTAAATCATGTCTTTGAAGGTGACCTAACTGATGGTGTATTGGACGTGTTTTACAAAGCAATTTCGCGCGATACCGATGTTCCCTTCTTAGCCTTTAATCAAAAACAATATTCGTTTTATATTTATACGTATGATGCGTCACAGGAAACTTCGTGTTGGCGCATATTAACCCACGAGGAATATGTAAAAGCATTTAATCGAATCGGTCATAAATTATTGCAAGAGTTTCTTCGATGGCAAAAAGAATTCAAAGAGGAAAATGCGCATAGTGAAGAAGCCAAAGAGGCCAACATTTTATATATGTATAAAATTAATGGTTGTGGTGTGTCTTATGAAGATCGTCGAAAGTCGGAAAGCAAGCGCATATTGTATGAAAAAATAGCACAAGATTTCACTCAAAACGTTGTATATGAATATTTATAGGAAAATTGATTAAAAACACCTGTATATACCTTTTTTATTATTATTATGGCGAACTTTGTACCGGATTATTTGGCGAAGAAAAACGCTCACGAGCGTGATGCGTTTATTACGTTCGATGAAGGACCTCATATTTATACGGTCCACGGCGATTCCAGTTTCACTTCGGTGACTACGTGGAATCACGGACACTTCCCCCATTTCGATGAACAGGGCATTTTGGACAATATTATGAAAAGCCGGAAACGAAGCGACCCTACTTACAAATATTACGGAAAAACCCGTGAAGAAATAAAGGAAGGATGGGATAAAAACCGCGACGAAGCAGCTGCAGCCGGAACGAAAATGCACTACGATATTGAATGTTATTACAATGAAATGGAAGTGAAAAATGATAGCATCGAATATGAATGGTTTCAGCGATTTGTCAAGGATTTTCCCGATCTCAAACCCTATCGAACGGAATGGATGGTTTATTACGAAGAACTCAAATTATCGGGGTCGATTGATATGATCTTCGAAAATCCAGACGGAACACTTCAAATATACGATTGGAAGCGCTGTCGCGCCATTGAATACGAAAATGGGTTCGGACAAAGCGCGGTCAATCCAGTGATCAGCCATTTGCCCGATACGAATTTCTGGCATTATTCCTTGCAGCTCAATACATACAAAACCATTTTGGAGCTAAAATACGGTAAGAAAATCACGGGTATGTATTTGGTGTGTTTGCATCCAAACAATTGCTACAAAACATATGATCGCCTGGAAGTCCCCGATTTGAAAAAGGAAATGACCGATTTGTTTGCCCAACGCAAGGCTCAAGTAGAAGAAATGCGTTCCAATTCGAAGAATTCATAGGCGATTCCATTGTGTCTCCTAATTCCGCTTCTATATAATGTTTTGTGCTCGCGTTTATTAGCGATCTCCCTCACATTATACGGGAATTTTACCCCCTCTTTTATGTCCATGTGTACAAGTGTAATGTATTTTTTATTGCAATAGGGATACAATAATTCGTAGATTTTGCCCCCACCGATTACAAACAAATCGATGTGTGGATCACTGGCGTCCAAAAACGCGAATAATTGTTCTTCGTTCACAAATGTTACTGAATCGCCATAATGAGCGGGCTTTTCCTGGTTACTCAAAACAATATGTTTACGATTAGGCAATGGACCATTGGGAAAACTTTCCAGGGTTTTTCTTCCCATTATAATGGTTCGGTTTTGAGTGAGTTTTTTGAAATGCTTCAAGTCTTCGGGTATATGCCATGGTAGTTCGTTTGTTTCTGTTCCAATTACGCGGTTTTCTGTGAGAGCGACTACGATGTGCAAATTAGAATACATACTATATTTTGATGGAGAACTTTATATTTGTAAAGTATAATGATTTAAATAATTATATCTTTGATTTTGTATATGTTTTTTCAAAAATACAAACACTATGTCCCCGTTTTCCAGATTTTCGGAATTATTAGCGGTGTCGGTTTGTTATTCACATTGTTACACTACCAGACCTATTTGAACTTATTGGGCTTTGAGGAAAAAGAGGAAGAAAAAACGAGCGAACAATTGTTTTTAGAAAATGGAAAAAAACAATTTGGTGGTCTTTTTGAATCAGAAGCGAATTTCGAAAAATGGAATGCAAATATCGCAACTGTGTTTTATGACAAAAGTGAATACGAAGATGCAATAAAAGAAAAGGAAAATAGTTTGGAGAAAAAATGGAAATCGCGTATATTAATGGAATATACGCCAAGAGGCAATGTGATTATGTATTATGATCCCTATAAACATGGATTTGCTTATTATAGTGACATGCACATTCCATACGAATATTTGAACGTATGTGCGATGAAATACGTGCGAATGTATCTTTGTAGAGATTTTTTTATCGATGAATCGTGTTACCCCACGAATTTGAACTCACCGTTTATGCACATTCATGAAATTGAAAAGAAAAAACCTTCGGAAAATCGCGGTAAATTTGATGTGCGCAAAGGACCTTTTGCGAAAATCAAGAAAAACACTGGATCGACTGTGAAAGAATCCAAGCAAAAAGAAGAAGAAGAAGAAAAGAAACCGGACTATATTAAAAATAAATTCATTCATTTAGGTAAAATTTATAATTTTTCGTTTTTGAAGAAAGAAGTGAAGGTCGTTTCCATGAAAAAGGATTTGGGGGAAATAGACTACGGATCCTTTAAGAAGTGGAAGAATATGAAACCTAGTGAGAATCAAGAAGGAGGGTTGATGAATTATTTTTCTGTTGGAGGAGGATTACCTTGTGAAGGAGGCTGCTGAGTCTTTACCCAGTCTAAGAATCCATAGCTTTTGGTTAGATCAAATGACGAACCCAAATGGGATTTTGCGATTTCATAGCCTTGTTTTTCCTTTTCATTGAGGGTTTGTAAATATTGGTTTTGTATTTCGATCGTATATTTCATTTTTGTAGATTGACCTTGAATTCTATTTATTTCAATTTTATCATGAAATAAATATGTGAACATATTTTATTAGTATACATGGGTAAAACTCAGAAACGTAATAATAATGTTAGTCAAAAAAAGAGATCTCCTGTGAGAACCAGTTTGAAATTACGAAAAGAAAAGAAAATGAAAGGCGGAG